AACGGGTCATCCTCTCCATGTCTTGTTGCATCTCTGGAAGTGCAGTAATATCAAAATCAATATACAAGTCCTCACCAAATTGAGGAACCAACCATTTGTTCAACTCATCCCTCAATTGGCATAACTTTGGTACAATTGTATTAGTAACCAAGTCACGCATCGCGTTCTGGTAGTTGTTGTAGCTTGATGTATCTGTGTCAAACAACACAGCAGGCAAACCAAATACCCTACACCATTGGTGCATTGACATTTGCATTGTCTTAACCAACTCCATGTCAACACTACTCAAACCAAAGTTTAGGTAGTCCCAAGGAGTTTGAAGTACATCAATCCTTCCTTTGTTTTGTGTCCCATTCACATCATCATTCAGCTTCCTCTTAATAAGGTTGGCTTGTTCCATTGATGGTTGAGCAGAGATTGAACCTACAACTTTTGGAGTTAATGCACCTTTTGCTCCACCATTGAAAGCCATCATCGCAGATGCATCAGCAGCAGCGTTTGACATTCGCAGAGTCTTGTAAGATGCTCTTAGGGGTGATAGACCTCTAAGATGTGACCTTGTGCTTGAGTTGAAGTCTGGGTTCCATGTTTTCCATTGGCACACCCTACTTTTCTCTATGTCAATGCCTTGGTCAACCATTAGCTTATACCCAAGGATGCCATACAGGTCATTTGGGTCTGGGTAGATGTCAAGGAACTGTGTTGGAAGAACGAACATCTCCAACACCTTAGTGCCTGATATTCCGGTGTTGCCGTAGATGTTACCCTCGCCAGATAGGAAATGATACCCAATTAGGTTCTCAAGGAATTGATCTTGTGCTTGCGATGGGTTGGGTCTTTCCAAGAGTTTAGAAAGAGGAGTGTCCATCACTACGTTCTCGGAGTAAGCGTTTTTCCTCGCCATGATGGCTTGCTCGTATGCACCTTGACCTGCTTGCAATCCACGAGAGAGTTGCTTGTAACGCATCAAGGATGTTCTGGCTTTCTCACCATTATTGAGTCGGTACACATACCAAGGGATGCTCGCCGACTTTCGTGCAAGAAAGCTGACAATGGCATACACATCAGCATTGCCGAGGTAGCCATCCATCACATAAGACTCTTGATTGTATTGTTGTAAGACCGCACCATTAACACCTTGAAAGGAAGGAGGAACATTCTGCTTTGGACTCAACCCCTTCTTCTTACCAAAAATATCAAATAGACCCATTTTTTTTATATTGCTCCCCAAGTTATCTTAGGGATTGTTAACTTGCTAAAAATGCTATATCTTAGGGCATCAAGTATGTGGTCACCAAACTTTACGGGTGAATCAAGTTTATTCCCATTTCTATCGGTTTTCCACCGATAATTCTTCAATTCCTTTAGTAAATTTACACTATCTTGCTGAATAAACAAGGGAGTGCCTTTTATAGTCCTAATTCCCTCCGTCACATCTTTGTTTGCGTGCTTGGCATTAAACCCATTCCTTACCAACTCCTCAATTGTCTTTGGCTCTGCTGCATCGCAAAATATCTCATCGTACGGGTCAATATTAAGAACCTTTAGCCTATCTACCAAATCATTTGTGGTCAACCTGGTCTCATACAGCAATTCTTGGGCATAAGCAGCACCCTCAACAAATACCACCTTGACCAATGCACTTGGCACGTTAAACCCAAAGTCAAGACCATACACCACCTCACCATCCTCTGGCATCTCTGCCGTAGTCCTATAATGCGTATATATCAAATCTTGGCTCAATCCACGTTCACCAAGGCCGTAAATCTGCCAGTAGTTAGGATCAGCATCCTTTAGCCTCTCCAATTCGTCAACCAATTCTTTAGGAAGGAAGGGGTTATCTCTAAAGGTAGTGATATTGAAGTCAGCATCATCCCTTGGTATAACTGAGTCATAAATCCAACTCGCCACATCAGAAGGATTGTAGTCAATCACTATCTTACCCTCAGTACGCATGATCAACTGCATCCAAGCCTCATAAGACAGTTCATTTGCCTCATTGCAGAATAAGTACGTTCTTGCCCTACCCCTTATCTTTTGAGGTTGGTCGGCACTCACAAACTCAATCGTATTTCCATTAAGGCTGTATATCTGCTCAGTCTTGTTGTGGTTGTCCTCTGAATATATGTTAAGTTTTGTTAATATGTCAACAAAGTCCCTGAGAACAGAACCCTTAATGGATGGTAGCGATTGCCTTACTATTGTGAGAGTCTTGTTGTTTTCTTGAAGCAACTTCACAATGAACCAGATAAGTATGTTGTAAGTCTTGCCAGAACGTGAGCCTCCTTGCATGACAGAGATGCGCTTGTCACTTTCGTTTAGGATTTCGTAGATTTTGTTGGTTTGGAGGGTAGCGTTCATATACTGTAGTCTTTTTAGTTTATAGTCAACCAAAGGTAGTTAGTTTACAGTCATGTTCACTTTGCTCACATGAGTTTTGGGCGAAAAAAAAAATTTGAGAATGGGATTTGAGTTTGAAAAGTAGAGGTTGGAAGGGGGGTCATCGTATATATAAGATTTATAAAGGTTGTGTAGGAGGAAATTATTTGTGGGGATTTATATGGCCCTGGCCCAAAAAAAAATCCTTTAAGTCCCCCCCATCGTGCCAGGCTTTACCCGTCTACCTTGCCAATACAGGGCAAAAAGTTGGTTACCCTATAACTAATATTATGTTAAGTAGGAACGCAGATCATTGCAGATCAATGCTTTACATATTATCTTTATCTTCTATATGTATGGGTTTAGACTCTTGGATCAAAATATTGGGCTTAATTATTTCTATGGCTATCTGATTTAAGTTCCCTTCTATCTTTGATTCAATCTTTTGGGTAGGCAGGCCAATGTAATAGGCTGCAAATAGCTGTAAAGCCTTTATATCGCCTTCTTTTATGCGTTCATGCATCTTGATAAAGAAATCATTTGCCATCGGGTGGAGCTTTGTCATAAGTTCATCTTCAGCCAGTTTACTTTTGCGGCCTGCGTTCTGTCTGGCACCACCCCATTTACGTTTTTCAATTAGCTTGTCAAGTTTGTCTTCTGTCATAGTTGAATTTATCTTGAATTAAGATATAGTGTTTTGTATTGATATTCAATTTATTTGCAACATTGTTGCATTTTATTTATCGCTATCATTTTGCAACTTTGTTGCATTTTCTTTTTGCTGTATTATTTCCATATTATGCGTAAAGCCTTTAACATCTTCAACCTTCTCAAATATTTTAAACTTTATCCAATCGCCTGGCTGTTCGTTTATGTATTGGACAAAATCAGCTTTGAATATATTTAAATATAAACCGCTTTCGGCTTTCTTTATATAAAATCCCTTTCTTTTCATATACGTAAAATTAAGGATCATTTGTATATAACTAATTGATTTTTATATAGTTATGTCAATAAAATATATTTTTTATAAAATTGTTGTTAAATTGATATAATTAACATAGCTTTGTTATATCAATTCAAACAAACAAAAACAAATAACATGAAACAGCTTACAATTATCGCAATCATTTTCGCAGGTATCGTTCTTTTTAATCTTTCATCATGGGGTTTGCTTTAACATCCATTTAACATTTTACAAATCAATTAGTATTTAATTTTATTCTAAACTTTAAAAAACAACATTATGAAACTTTCAACAGAACAAAAATCAGCTAACAAATTAGCAAGACAAGAAGCAAAAGCAATAGCTAAGAAATTTGCACAGATTGAAGCAGACAAAAACCAAAAGCCTGTTAATTTGATTACCTTTTCAATTGAATGGTCTAAAGCACATCACCCTACTTGCACAGCTAAAGTACATTACACAGACGGCACAGCTCAACAAATCACAGCACGTGCCGGAGGTTGGGGTTATTGCAAAGAATCTACCGTAATAGCTAATATTTTTAATGCATCATTAAAGTACAAACTTTATCAAATTACTGAAACTGAAAAAATGCCATACGGAATTAGCTTGTATAGTGATAGGTTTTATTTTGCCGGTGGTGTTGGTACTTCATGTTATTATCAAATAGCTGAGTTTATTGGTGGTAAGTTTGAACGTTTAGCAAGTGGCAAAACTTATGATGCTTTTAGATTCACCTTTAACAATTAATAACATGAAAATTAATAAAGACCTTTTAAGGCTAATTATCGCGCTTATTATTGCCGGAATTATCATTGGACAGCTTCAAGATGCTTATTGTTTATAGGTTAACTGAAGAGGCTTAATTAGCCGAAACGGTGGCAACTGTCACCGTCTTAACCAAATATACATTTTATGAGCTATCAATTCGGATTATTTCAGGCAGGGGATGACGGCATTAATTACAGTGGAATCTATGACCATTCAAAAAATTGGAACGGTTGGAAATGTCCATTATTTGATTTAGATACAGCTAAATCAATCCTTGAGTCTCAAGCTTCTTTAGATGAGTGTAAAGAGTATTCATGTAGCTTTTATGAATTATCAGAATATCCAAAGGGAATTATTGATAAATATGAAGATGGTATATTTTTTTTCCCCGTAATTACTTTTGAAGGTGTACAGTATTATTCAATCGGTTACATGAATTGGACATGGTTCAAGGTAGATGAAAGGTTAACTGAAGAGGCTTAATTAGCCGAAACGGTGGCAACTGTCACCGTCTTAACCAAATATACATTTTATGCAAACTGTAATTTTTAACGGGCTTAAAATTGAGCAATGCAGTCAAGATGCTTTTTATATCTCAATTGATGGTCTTACCATTTATGTTGATGTATCAATTGAAGGCGAAAAACACGTATCACATTGGATTGATGAAAGCAATGATGTTCAAGTCTATAACTATTAAAAATTAGCCCTTTATGGGCTTTTTTTTACTGTTTTCTGTCATCTTATTGGATTTAAGGTGTAGTATTTATGAATTATACAAAAACCAGTTTTTTAGGTAATATTTTCAATGTTACAACATTGATGGCCCAACATCAATGTCACAACATCAATTCCACCCTCAAAACCACCAAACCGACAAAAACCCCAAAAACCCCCAACCGCCAAAAATCCCAAAAACCCCCAAAAATTCCCGCGCCAAAAACCCCAAAAAACCCCGACAAAAATTCCCGACCGACAAAAATTCCCGACAAACAAAAAACCCCATAATAAATGGAACATTACGAAAAACTTTACGATTGGATCAACCAGAATTATTCTGCATTGCAAATCTCTTACCTTAACTACCACAATCAAGAAAAGGTAAACTTTACCTTATACTGTATAGCTATGTATGTTAAGCATCAAAGTTTGTTCTCATAATATCAATAGTACATCCCATTTCTTTAATCCTATCTATAACCTGGTTGGTATCTAATTCGCTTGGGATGCTAACCATTAGGATTGTAGGGATCAAATATTTTTCTTTTATGCAAGAATTTATATTATTTATAAAATTTAAAGTTATTTCATCTTCAATTGAAAGCATATCCTTGACCTTTTGAACCCCATGAATGACCGTTGTATGATCAGCACCAAAAACTTCCCCTATTTCAGCCAATTTAAGCCCCATATTTTGTCTTGCAATGAAATAGTAAGCATGACGGCACAAAACCAAGCCACGGCCCCTATTTTGGCTTCTAATCGCATCCTCTGGTAAACCACTAACAAATGAAATAACTGACAGCAAATTTTCTTTAGTAAGCATAATTAAGTATTAAAGTGTATAATATAGTACCTTGCATTGCACAGTACCCTTTCTTTTTATAACTGAATTGACCTTTTATCAATGAAAAGTATATTATTAAGTAATCATGTAACTATGTATATCCGAGGTTGACCCTGGTAGCAAAAAACCCCACCAAAAACCCCTATCAAAAATCTTCTGTGAACGCAGTGAACAGAACCCACTCAAAAACCTTGGATACGCGATTACACGATATTTTCATCTTTCCTTCTTTCTCTATATATATAAGAATCCAAAAAAAAAACAGATATACCCTAAAAAATAGAAAAAATCGTGTAAATGACGTATCCGCATTGATTCTCAACCACTTATCTACCCAAAATCGTGTAAAAATCGCGTACCCTTGACGTTCCCGACCAAAAATGACGTACCCAATTTATATGTCATATTAAAATAAATCATCATGTGTTATTTTTACGCTATTAAAATTATACATCTTTTTTCCTCCAGCACTTTTTTCTCGCTTATTTAGGTACACGATATTTAAAATGGTACACGATTCTTCAATTCCTTTGGTGAACCTTTTTACGCTATAATCCTTCTTATCAAACCCACTCATTGTCATAAAATCATTATATAATTGCTCTAACTTTATCCATCCGCATTGCTCCTCCACAACACTCAAAAAGTACTCTAAAAACTCCTCTCCGAACTGGACTCTGATTTGCTTCCTTTTAATTTTGTCCGAAGATTTAACCTCCAAAACCCCAAACTCAAGGTATCCTTGTACGCAATCAAACATTAAGTTATAGAACCGATTCCACTCATCCTTGTCCCAATCATCAAAAAGCTTATGTCCGAACTCATCCTCTGGTGTACGCTTAGGGCCAAAGTATCCGCTAAACTCCAACACCTTCTGCCTTCTCTTTGCGTGGTTGCCCGAATTAGGGATGGTGTAGTTAGTGGTGAACATAACCTTTGGTGAGTCGGAATAAGGGATAAAAAGCTCATCCTTGTTCTTCTTCTCTACTGTGATCCCTTCAGTAATAATCGAGTAAAAACCCTCAAAATCTACGTTCCTCCGCGTATCCTCAATTGCCAGTATCCTTGTATCGAGGTCGACCCTTTGAAAGGCAAATGACTTGTCAAATTTGAAGTTCTTACCATCAACACGAACAATGTTCAATAAATACCCCAAAGCCTTCACAAATATTCCCTTGCCAGTGCCTCCTCCATTGGCTTCCTTCTCTGTTTCTTCTGCGAGGATCACCGAAAATGGGCGAGATGGGTCTTTATAATTGTGCAATAAATAGCCTATCAACCCAAGCGCATAGATATACCTATCCTTGTCACTATCAGAAATCTTCTCTATAAACCTAAAATATTCTATCTTCTCAAGCTCAATATCACCATCAATTACAATAAAATGGTCAATAACTTGCGACTTCCATACTACTTTTCCTAACTCTCCATAGCTTTTCAACTCAATCTTATCCTTACCAACCACCACAACTCCATTCTTAAACGGGAAAAACCCTTCATTCTTTGTATCCTTCAGAAAGCTAAGATCAGCGCGTTCAAAAAACTCAAAAAAAGCATCCGAAAACAGCACAGTAGCACCTTTATAAATCAACTCAAGTAAATCTTGAGGTGTTACCCCACCATCAAACGAGTCAGGCAACTTATCCACATAA